TTGTAATTGCTTCAACCCAGCTTTTAGTGTCATTACGATCTTTTATAAATATCCCAGCATAACCACAATTCTCAACCAACCCATCTGCATTACTGCAAATCACTGGTATCCCATTACACATTGCCTCGGTAGCCGTTCTACCCCAACTCTCATACTCACTTGGCATCAACAATATTCTTGTCATACCATATATAGGCTTTATATCTGCCGTATTTCGCAGTATTTTAAGATTTGGAAGGTTTGGTGTCACTTGCTCATGATAACTCCCCAAAACGCCTAAAAATCGTTTATTTGGCAATGCCCTAGCTATGCCTTCAAATATCTTACCGCCTTTGTTCTCGTTTAAGTTTATAAGTGTAATATATTCGTTGCTCTCTGGGTCTTTACCTAAGTCGTAATCTCTAAAATCAACGGGAGGCGGTATTGTAAAGTTATCCCATTTGTAATTTAATTTCCGCTTTATCCATAGTGAGTTATAGACAATGTGTTGTGGAAATCGTGCATTTTCAATCTCTGGGTACTTATGAGAATTATGTATTAAATGAAATACTGGCTTTTTATACAAACTTGCACTACCAATAGTCCATTGAGTGTAGTCCAAATGTGTAAAAACACAATGAGACCACCTCATTAAATTCTCAATAACATTTGGATTTGGTGGAAATACATCAACCCCATCAAAAGTATAATTATTTGTAATCCTATAATAATTGGCTTGATGTAATAAAACCCTAACATTGTGACCTTTAGCCATCAAGTCTTTTGCCATTTTGTGTGCCATCCATTCTGCTCCGCATAAAACCTCCTGAGGGTGCATCAATTAAGACACACCCCCAAGAGGCAATTGTGTTGAGGAGGGTATAGATGTATTGAAAATAGTATATTCATACTTCTATATATTTTAAGTTAAATAATTTGTGATTTCTTACTTTATGTCTTGTAGTATTAAATTCTACTGATAATTCATTAATATTTTTATAAATACCATATTCTTTATGTATAAAATATTTTGAACTACCAGATTCAATCCCTTTTTTTAAATTTGGTTTAAATAATCCAGTTGCCCAAGCGTGTTTAATGTTTCTTGAATTATCCGACCACTCTAAATTCTCAAGTCTATTATCGTGTTTTATACCATTAATATGATTGACTTGTGGTTGATTTTTTATGTCACTAAAAGTATTCATTACAAGTCTATGCACTTTATAAGATTTAAAATTGTCTTTTGAGACAAATAATCTTGTTGTCAAATAACCTTTTTTACAAGGTGTAGGTTTTAATATCCTACCAGTAATTTTATTTCTTAATCTACCTAAATTACTTACTTCAAAATATTCTTCATAATTGAAACAAGATTTCCAAATTTCGTTTACATTTGCCATATCTTTATTGTTTTGTTCAACATAAAGATACAAAAAAGGGGTGATTTTTATCATCCCTTTTAAATTAATTTACTAGCACTAGCATTAAAAATCTCTCTATAATCTGCGTAGTGATCCCATAAAGCACTTTGATGTGGCTTCTGCCAAGCTATCATAGGTGCTATTATATAGCTATTCCCTCTTGGATGAACATTCTCCTTCAACCAATCATCAAACATCACTGATGTGTCTGTATAAGCCTCACAAATGGCTTTTGGATTATTAAATATCACTGCGTGTGTAGTCCAACAACCAAAAGTCCTATATAAATTATCACTATATTTCTCAATAGGTGCTACAAGGTTTGCACCTAAATAGCAAATCTCCCAATCATCAGGGAGTTGTCTTAAAGCATCTATAAAATGCTCGTTATCTCTTATCTCAACGTCATCCTCAAAAAAATATAAAACATCATCAATCTCCTTGCAAATATTACTAATAGAGATATTATATGATGTCTTTGGGTTGGAATGCTTTTCGGCATACACAACCTTTGGCTCTATACCTAATTTATTTATCTCACTTAATGCTCCATCAAGTGTAGGCGATCCTTCGGTAGTGAGTAGTCTAACTTTCATAACTTTTGGTATTGAAAGTTTATTATTTCCATAGGTTTTTTATTAACTCCGTTTGTTCCATATAAATCATATAACTCAACAGTTGTAAGAAAAAACCCATATTCTTTATGAACCCACATTTTTGCAAATGGTGATTCTAAACTTTTCTTATTAATTTGTAATCCGTTGTCGTGGCTATGCTTAGTATTTTCTGAAATGGTAACCCATTCTAAATTTTCAAGCCTATTATCAGTTTTTATTCCGTTCTTATGATTAACAACTTTATTTGGCATATCGCCAATAAATGATTGTATTATAAGTCTATGAATAGTTTGATTAATATTTTTATTCTCTTTGCTTAGGCTTACCCTTCTATATCCTTTTCTACTAATATGACCAACTAATTCTCGCTTAGTTTTGATTTTTCTTATTTTGCCAGTATTACTTACTTCGTATTTATTTTCATAATTGAAGCAAGGTTTCCAAATTTCACTTACATTTGTCATATCTTTATTGTTTTGGTCAACATAAAGATATAAAAATAAGGGGATAAATTACTATCCCCTTTATTTTTTTTATAATATTTAGATTGCTCCAAATATCGCAGCCGAAGGTTGGAATTGTAACAATTCACAACGAGCTTCAGCTCTGAAAGTGATAAGGTTCTTGATGAAATCATCTTGATCGAACTCGGTAGAACGAACTGCAAGACCGCTTTGCTGAGCAATAGCGAACTTAGTTGTGTCCATAACGTAGATCTTAGAAGCAGTAACCAAAGAGTGAGGGATAACTGGTACACCTACGATTCTTACGTTACCATTGTTGTCGATAACCATTCCACCAGGAAGTGAATAGTCACTTGGCTTGGTTTTCAACAATGAAGCCCAACCAGCGTGAGTTGTCAACGCAAGGTTTGGAGTCCAGTTCAATGCACCCAACTGAGCAACATAATCAATGAACTTCTCAGCGGTGTTAGCACCAGAAGAAGAACCAGCAGTTGCAGAAGATGCGATAGCGTTAAGATAATAAGTATCTTCCGCCTTTTGGAAATCTTCAATCAATGACTGCTGAAGATATGCTTGTAAGAATGGCAAATCATCAATCATCTGGCGAGAAACTTTAGCGTAACCAGCGATGAAAGACAACGCAGTGTTTACAACTGTTACATCGTAATCAACTTGTGGCTTAGCAGAACCTTCAGTTTGCTTACCGAAAGAACCTTCACCTACTGGAGTGTTACCTCTTGGGAAAGATACAGAACCAGTTGATACTGGGATGATGTTGAACACACTTCTAAGGTGTGGGTTAACGAAAGAACGCAATGCTGGATTGTCTACATAAGAAGTGTAAACAGAACCAGTCAAGTTGTTTCCGATGGTCATTACACCAACTGCTTTCAAATCGATATCAGCAGAGAAGCCTTTACCATTGCCACGAGCAGCAGATTTGATTTCGTTCCAACCTTTCTCGATTGCAGAACCAATCTCAGCCTTAATGTTGTTTACATGCTCAGCATAAGAAGTAGCAACTTTTTGCTCAGCCTTTGCGCTCAACTTACCGAAAGCAGCCTTAGCGTCTTTCACTTCGTTCAATGCTTCAGCAAGAGTCTTGTTAGACTTCTCCATTTGCTCATTGATTTGCTCTACTTTAGAGTCAAATGCCTTTGCAGCCTTCTCGGTTACACTTGCAACCTCAGCCTTTTGTTCTGCCAATTTTGATTCGAGGGCAGATTCGAATGCTTTTAAATCGCTCATTTTGTTAGATTTTATTGATTATAGATATAAATGAACCCACTGGCAATTCAGCTTCTTTTTGCTGCGGCTCTGTCGCAATGACTGGAGCAGTGCTACTCATCATCTCTATTGCTTGTGCGAGTTGTTTTACTTTTATTAAACACAAATCGATTGTCTCATCAGTGACATCGCTATCACGAATAAACTTCTCGAATGCTTTGATTTGATCCTTAACTTGTTCTACGTTACCCATATTTTTTAATCCTAATAATGGTGTGTTCTCGTTTGCACCCCAAGCAGTTAAACTTGAGCCTTCAAATAGCATAACCTCGTGTATCTCATTTGCTTCACCACTCTTTTGCTCTCTTAGCGTTCTAAAGCCAATTGAATGCTCACCAATTAGTCCACTCTCTACCATTTTGATAAAGTCCTTACCAAGTTGGTGAGTGCCTATTTTCGACTCGTAATAGAGTCCATAGCTATCTTCCTTTAGACTCATTAATTTACCCAAAGGTTTAGATGGGTCATGGTTTAGTAAGTGCTTAATCCTTTGCTTACCATCTACACCCCAATCTTGGATAGACCTTTTAAATGCACCTGGCATCATAATATCGCCATCGCTATCCACCATACCAAATGCAGAGAAGTAACCACTTACTACCCCACTTTTCGCATCAACATCTTTGACCTCAAGACCAAAAGACTTGTAATTGTAAATCATATTCTTTTTATTATCTATTTGTTCTAATTTGCTTATTGCCCAATTTATCCCAGCATCCCCGCCCCAAGCATCCCACATTATGCCACCGCATCCTTCATCATAAGGGACATCTTTGTGTTGTTGATGTCTCTTAAATGATGCCATCCTTGCGATAGTATCACGTGACAATCTCTCACGGTTTGCAAGTTGCCTTGCTCTTGTCCATCCCACATCAGTCCCACAAGTGCTACCATTCTCCTCTTTATATTTTAATGCCCTCTTAGCATTATTAGTCGCTGCCTCTGGATAGTCGTTGTAAGTATCCGCCTTTTCCTCTTTTCCATTCTCTCCCTCCTCTGCCAAATAAGCCCTATAAGCCGCGTTGGCATTCTCCCTTGAAGTATAGATACATTCACCATTTTCACCTATTTTGTACTTACCGTTACTTTCACAATATATTACTGGCATCTTACTCTATTGTTGCGGCATTAAGCCTTGGTTTTAAAATTAATCTCCCATTGCTATCTCTCTTAGGTATAAAACCAATCGCACATCGGCAGTTGATTGTAAACCCAGCTGGTGCAGTAATGTCCCCAGGTTGCATCGCGCTAACTGGCTGACCTTCTTTACCCACCGATGTAAATGGCTCATCATATCCAACTATCACACCATCCAACGCAACGTGATCAAAAGTATCTTCTGGTATTCTTCTCGTTCTACTATCTCTCGCACTTATCCATTGCTTGTCCACCTCAAAGTCGTGAGCCTCCGCTCCTTTCATCGCACCTATGTTACTTGCCCTCATCACCTCGGTTCTTGCTATTCTCCTTGCTCTAAAAGCTGAGTAATTTAGTTGCTCATCACTCTTAAGTAATCTAACAATCTCCTCAATGCTTAAGCCTTCATTTATTCCCTTAGTCACTATATCATTCATCTTCTTTTTAGTAGTAGATGTGATGTCTGCAACTAAGACAAAGCCTTGTTGAAACAAAAATTCAATTACCGCCGTTGTCCACTCCTTATTAAATCCAAAAGTGTCAGCCTTACGATTAGCCTCAATCTTTAGGACTCGATAAGTGGCATTTCCAAAAGTAACCACAGTTTCCTTATACATTTGTTCAAAGAGCCTTGTTATCTCCTTGTCCCACACATCCAATCCCAACCTACTTCTTGCACCACTCACACCATATCTACTCACATCACCAGCAAACTTCACAAACTGCTTATATATGCTATCTTTTAGTTTGTTAAAATATTTTGCCTCTATCCCCCTCCTCAATCGCTCCACTTTGAGCCAATATGTCTCTCTCTGCTTTGCGTTCATATTCTTCCTTTAATTTCTCAAATAATGACCTACGAACCTTGTTCATCATCTCTCGCTCCACTTGACAATTCCTCTCGCTCAATGTTTTCGGATATTGTGTCATTACTTGAGTCCATAGTATCACTTCCGTTTGTGTCATCGTAAGTTAAGTCCATTGCTACTTGATCTAACACCACCAAACCTTGGTTAACATATGAATACTCATAAGCACCAAACTTAGGCTCATAGTTCATTGCAATTCTCTTCTCATCCATTGTTAACCAGTTCGCATCACGCAATACACGAGTCATTCGCTCCATATCTTGCTGCATCTCTGGGATTGATGTAATATCAAAGTCGATATACACATCCTCACCATATATTGGAAGCAACCACCTATTTAACTCATCACGGAGTGTGCTACACAAAGGTATGATTGTGTTAGTCATCATATCTCTCAATGCATTCTGATAGTTGTTGTATGATGTTGTATCGGTATCAAATAATACTTGTGGTAAGCCAAACACACGACACCATTGTTGAAGTGACATCTTTAATGTACCCATCAACTCCATATCTACCGATGACAATCCAAAATTAAGATAATCCCAAGGTGTTTGAAGCACTCTAATAGCACCCTTGTTATCAATGCCATTCAAATCATCATTCACCGCTCTTTTAATGATGTTCGCTTGTTCGATTGTAAATTGAGCCACGTTTGTACCAATTGGTTTAGGCACAATCGCACCTTTTGCTCCACCATTCGCAGTCATTGCTGCACTGGCATCGTGAGCGTTGTTACTCATTCTTAAAGTAGAATAAGCTGATCTAAGAGGAGAAAGACCCCTCATATGTGAACGAGTAACATCGTTAAAATCTGGATTCCAAGACTTCCACGCACAAACCTGATCCTTTGGAATGTCAATACTTTGAGACACCATCAACTTATAACCCAATAGACCGTATAAGTCGCGTGGGTCAGGGTAGATGTCCAAGAATTGGGTTGGAAGAACATTGAGTTCGAGAAATTTACCACCTTGTATGTTACCATTGTTTCCGTATATGTTACCTTCACCAGATAAGATTCTATAACCAAATAAATTTTCTAAAAATTGGTCTTGTGCCTGATACTGGTTTGGATTTTCCAAAAGTTTAGCAAGGTCGCTATCCATAACAATATTATCCGAGTAAGCATTCTTCCTTTCAATCATTGCTCTCTCAAAAGCACCTTTATTCGCTAAACCTTTGCTTAGTTGCTTATAACGAAGTAATGAAGTTTTTGCCTTCTCGCCTTTGTTTAATTTGTAAACGTACCAAGGTACACTTGCGGCTTTTCTTGCCAAGAAGCTGACAATAGAGTACACATCGGCATTGCCTAAGTATCCCTCATCAACATAACTTTTTGACTGATAATTTTGAAGCACCGCGCCATTAATTTGCTTTAGCGCATTGTTGCTTATATTTTGCAAAGGGTCTAAGCCTTTCTGCCTTTTAAAAACATCAAATAAACCCATTCTTTTTTATATTACACCCC